TGCAGTCGTCGGATTCCTCCGCCACGGTGCAATGGGTGTCGCCGCAATGACCCCTCCAGTTGGTACAACTGCACAAAGACCTGGTGGTGTTGATCAAGAGTTCAACACTGGTGCTCTGAGATTCAACACCGATATCGGTGCTCTTGAGTACTACGATGGTACTTCCTGGATCGCTCCTGGTAAGAAGACCTACACTACAGTCAACACGACTCAGGCAGTTAGTGCAAAGGATAACGTCTACTTCGTAACAACGACAGGTGGCGCTATCACACTCACACTACCTGCTTCGCCTGACCTTGGTGATACCGTAAGATTCTATGATATCGCTAAGACATTCGACACCAATGCACTAACCATTGGTAGAAATGGTAAGACGATTCAAGGTGATTCTTCTGACTTGGTTGTCAATGTTGAAGGTGCCGCCTTTGAATTGACTTTCTCAGGTGACTCATACGGTTGGAGACTGTTCTCCGTCTGATTCTTGATTTCGGGGGACATAAGTCCCCCTTTTGTCATACAGTTATTGTTTTTGTCATGTGATCTCAAAATACCATTACGAAAAAGGGTTGTAAATGGCCAACTATAAATCATATAAAACAATTACCGCCGATCAAATTCCTGCGGGGACTATTTCACTGGAGAAGTTAGCTTCTGGTGTTGGTCCTACTTTTTGTGTAAAGTATTTCCAAGGATCTCCTGGTCAATGTACTCCTGGTTGTTGCTGTAATTTCCAAATGCCAGCAGGAACTTCTAGAGCAACCTGGGAGGCCTGGGGTGCGGGCGGAAACGGACATGGATCATGCGCTTGCAACAGATGTCAACACTTTCGCGGTGCTTCGGGGGGTTCATACAATACTAAGACGATCTCCACAAATGGGGGTTGTTCTTATACTGTCTGTGCTGCTGGTGTTTATAGATGTCGTTCCAGAGAGTGTAACGGATGTCAGGGATGTACTTCCTACGTCAACGGATATAACCTTTCCAACTTCTGTGCCTTAGGTGGTGGTAGAGGTTGTGCAAATGGTGACTGGTCTAGAAGATGTACATCAACGTATGCATGTTGCGTAAGTCCTGGTTCATGGGGCGGAGACTTTGCGATGTCTCCTCACCAATCTAACTGGTCTGGTCACTGGAACTGTCACTGTACAGGTGCTGTTGCTCATACTTGTCAGTCTGGAGCACCATTCATGGGTGTAGGTTCTGAACATAATATGGACCAATGTTGGATTCGTTGTGGTTGTTGGTCAGTTCCTTACGCTTCTGGTGGTATGGGAGCAATTAACACTTATTGTGGTAGTGGTCACTGTGGTCAGGGTGGAACTGGCGGCGGTGGAGTTGTCAGATTAACCTTTATCTAAGCAGGAGAGCAACAAAAAAATGGCAAATTATTCATCTTATAAGAAAGTTGCTGGAGACCAAATTGCAGAGGGTATTCTTACTGCAGAGAAATTTTCTCAGTCTCCAACTGGAACCTATGGAGTAAAGTGGTTCTATGGATCTCCTCAACAGTGTACACCAGGATGTTGCTGTCTATGGACAGTTCCAACTGGAGTAAAGAAACTCTGGATTCAGGCCTGGGGTGCTGGTGGTAATGGTTCTGGGTCTTGTTCTTGCAACAGATGCCAACACTATATGGGAGCAGCAGGTGGGTCATATAATAGTGTAACTATCGATACTTCTGCTGGTTGCCAGTACACAGTATGTGCTGCTGGTGTTTACAGATGTTATTCTAGAGAATGTTGTGGTTGTATTGGATGTTCTTCATATGTTAATGGTTTCAACCTAAGTAACTTCTGTGCAGTTGGTGGTTGCCGATCAATGGCAAACGACTCTTGGTCAACTGCTTGTTCTGGTGTAAACCAATGTTGCATAGGTCCTGGTTCTAATGGTGGACAGTTTGCAATTAATAATCACGGTGCTATTTGGTCCAACGCAAGACACGACACGTATAGAGGTTGGTGTCACTGTTATAACCAGGGTACTGCTCCAACTTCAGCTCCTTTAATTGGAACCTCTGCGTGGCAGGGACTGAGAAGTTGCTGGGTTCGTTGCGGATGCTGGCAAGTACCATATGGTCATGGTGGACTAGGCGCTCAGACTACAGAATGTGGTCGTTGCTGCGGTCAGGGTGGTACTGGCGGCGGTGGACTCGTCAAAATTACATACTTCTAAGGAGCATCTACGAAAATGGCAAATTATTCATCTTACAAAAGAATTACTAACGATCAAATTACTGATGGAACTATCACTAATGATCAGTTAGCTTCTGGTGCTTTTTCGAACTGGGGTGTTAAATGGATTTATGGAGATCCAGGCTGGGGATCAAGTGGTTGCTGTTGTTTATGGACTGTACCTACTGGTGTAAGTAGAATTACGTTCGAAGCCTGGGGTGCAGGTGGCAATGGTCACGGAATGTGTAACTGCAGTAGATGCCATAACTGGCACGGTGCTGGTGGTGGATTTTACAATACTAAGACTATCGACACCGCTTCTGGTTGTCAATATACTGTTTGTGCTGGTGGCGTTTATCGTTGCTGTTCTAGAGAATGTACAGGATGCAACGGATGTACTTCTTACGTCAACGGATATAACTTGTCCAACTTCTGTGCCCTTGGCGGTGCAAGAGGTTGTGCAACAAACAACTGGTCTGAACCTTGCCACTCAACATTCGAGAGATGTTGTGTTCAACCAGGTGCATGGGGTGGAGACTTTGCAATGGGTAATCACGTTATCCACTCTCCAAAAATGGATGGTTGGGATTGTCACTGTTACTACAACCAAGGTATTCCAACTGGTGCTCCTTTCATTGGAACCTTGGGCGTTTCCTATACAATTAGAGAGTGTTGGGTTCGTTGCGGTTGCTGGACTGTTCCATATGGACACGGTGGTCAGGGTGCTATCACTAACCAGTGTGGTAGTTCCTGTTGTGGACAAGGTGGCGTAGGCGGTGGTGGAATCGTCAAAATCACTTACGTTTGATATACGGAAATCACTATTTGATTTAAGGGAGTTCAAAACTCCCTTTTTTTGTGTCTTTTTATAAATACTAAACGAAGGAGTTAACCTGAACAAACAATGGCAATTATTTCTCATCAGTGGGAGTTACCACTACCTAACGAATTTCTGGCAGATCATAGTTTCTCTAATGGTCTCACTAGAACTGTTACTTATGATGGACCAGATAGAATTTATCTTCAAATTGGTGCAGATGGAACGGAACTATATGGTCCACTAACTGCAGAAGATTTAGCAGATGGACGCCCAACACCCATCGATGTTGTTGAACTTTTTGAAGTAGACTGCACTCAGTATCCTCTAATTTGTCAACTAAGAGGTCCAGTCGTTAATGAATTGGAAGAAGAGAGAGGAGACGACGAGCGCCCTGTACCAGGGTCTCCTGTTCTTGATGGATATCCACAGATGACTTATAGTTATCCTCTTTTCCCAGAAGATGTATACGATCAGGGATCTGTTAGAGTTGTTGATGGAGTTCCAACAATCAAAGCATATACCATTCTAGAAAAACTGAATGGTAGAGATGAAAATAAGACTTGGGATGTAGTTAGAACACATAGAGATAGAGTTCTCAAGAATAGTGATGGAGCTATTGCTGAAGATATGCCCGAAGCCATGAAACTTGAGTGGAAAGCATATCGTCAGAAGTTGAGAGACTTCCCTGCAACCATGGAAGCTGCTGGAGTTCATCCAAATATTGCTGACATGATGTTCCCAGAAGAACCATACTTCACCATGCCACCTGCGGACCCAGAACCCCCAGCAGATGCTGCTGCTTCTTGGGAACCACCTACAAAATGGGTTTGATAAAATAATCATATAAATTTAATAGGAGGGACAAAAATCCCTCCTATTTTTTATGGCGAAAATATTATGTTTGAAACAAACGAAAACATCTCTATAGAAATTAAAAAGTGTTATGATCATTTCAAAGGAAATGACTATGGTTACATTTGGAGAAAAATTTTTATAATTGACGACTTTTATCAAAATCCTGATGCAGTTAGGGCAACTGCACAAGCACATGTTCCCAAATACGAAAAAGAGTATTGTGGAAATTTGATAGGTGGAAGAGTTGTAGAGACATACCCAGATATGATTGATTCATTGAAACCCGTCTTTCAAAATTTATGCCAACATGAACAATGGTATAACCTAGAATATTCCCAAGATGAATTTGACAGAAAATGGAATGATATGAAATTCATGGTTAATGTTACAAGTGGGGAAGAGATAGAAAAAAGATTTGATGAAAAGAAACACACATATACATTCCATAAAGATGGTGTAGATTCTAAATGGGCTGCATTAGTGTATTTGAATAAAGAAGATGAGTATGAGGGAGGAACAACTTTTTATTCTTGGGAAGATCACCCACATTCATATCCAAGAGAAGAATTTTTTTGTGAAATGAAATACAATAGAATGGTTTTATATGAGGCTAATCAGATGCATGGAGCGTTACTAAAAAGAGGTATGTTTACTTCAAAACCTAGGTTAACACAGGTATTTTTTATGTGATAAATAGTCACAGATATGGCATTTTGCTTAATTACTTCTTGAGGTTGAAAAATGAGATCTAAGGCATTCTTCATCAATGGTGGAGCTGGCAGAGTTATTTGTTCCATCCCTGCATTTGAAAAATACGCAGAAACTCACGATGATTTTGTTATCGTCGCTGAGGGAGGTACAGATTTTTTCAAGGGTCATCCTACCCTAGATGGGAAGGTTTATGATACTTGGCATAAAAATTTATTTGAGGAACATATTAAACATCGAGATTGTGTTACCCCAGAACCATATAGGATGTGGCACTATTACAATCAAAAGTGCAGTCTAACCCAAGCATTTGATATGGAAATCAATGGGTTAGATGAACCAAGAGAATTGCCCAAACCGACTCTTAACCTCTCTAAAATGGAGGTTATTCAAGGATACAATCTAGTACAAGAAGTAAAAGCAGTAACTGGTAAAGATAAGGTAGTAGTTATTCAACCTTTTGGTCGCGGTGTAACTCAGATGGGAGATTTCATTGCAGATCCAAGTTCTAGAAGTTTGTCCTTAGTAAATGCTGTTGATATCATCAATGATCTTAAAAAAGATTATGGTGTTATTATTATGAGCGAGATTCATTTCCCACTAGAAGAGAATGAAGAGAAGTCTAAGTATAAAGTTGGTAGACCACAAATTGATGATATTCGTATTTGGGCATCTGTGATTGATGTTGCTGATCATTTCCTAGGAGTTGACAGTATTGGTCAACATATCTGTAAGGCGTTGGATAAGAAAGCAACGGTTGTTATTGGATCCACATATCCAGTCAACATTAGTTATCCTGATGACCCCAATTTTGATATTATTGATATTGGGGTAGACAAGAGAATTTACTCTCCCATCAGAATTTCTATGGATGAATATAGAGACAGATATAATGATCAAGCAATGGAAATGAGCAATGATCAAGTTAAGTCTGTAATTAATAATGTAAGAAAACATCTAGGTAAACCAAAATCATTCACTGGAACATTCACTCCTGTGCAACAACCAGAAAATGCATGTTGTGCTCCGAGTGGACAACCCCAAGTATCGCAACCAATGATTCCCGAGGGTAGTGCTCCATTTATGATCGAAAAGCCAAAGAAACCTAAAGTTGGATTTAAGCAAGAAGTAAAGAATCTTTTGAAAGAAGCTAAGTGAGGTTTGAGAAATGACACAGTGGATTGCAGCGATTGCCAGAGGGCATAACGCAGGTGTATGTTTACTTAAAGACGGTGAACTTGTATTTGCATTAGAAGAAGAGAGACTCTCCAGAAACAAATATGATGGTGGTCCATATGCCACCATGATTAAAATTCTAGAGTATACTGATAGATTGGATTATCTTGTCATTGCCCACACCCAACCTCTACGTGAGGCTGGTCATTGTGATTTCACTGGAGATCCAATATATACGGCATTAGCAAGAAAACTGGGACTGATTGATAGGAAAGCAAATCCCCATGATCATCCACAAGTAATTGACCTAAGTTCAACTCATCATAAATTACATGCATCTTGTGCTTTTTATAGATCTGGTTTTGAAGAAGCAGTTGCATTGATTGTTGATGGTGCTGGAACGTTTATTCCAATGGTAATTAATGGTCAGGAGGAAATGTGCTGGGAACTAGAAACTATCTTTAATTGTAAATATCCAGCAGATATCAAAACTCTATATAAACATCAAGGTGGAAGAGGACCCTGGCCTTCTGCTAAAATTGAAAGATTTTCCAGTGAAAGAGAAGGAGAAGAGGGTACTCATGAACTAATTCTCGATGATAGTGCTGGTATCACAAAAGCGTATGAAGCCGTAACACAATATTGTGGATGGGCACCTATTGAAGCAGGCAAGACAATGGGACTATTCCCATATGGAAAACCAAACGATAATATCCCAAAAATCTATGGAGATGGGGATGGTAGAAGTGAATGGAAAACATCCAATAGAGATGTGATCATTCCAACGTATCCTAACGGTGCCCTGGTCAACCAGAACAGGTTTACGGAGTTGCAGACACCAGAAGAGTATGATGGTGACTTAACCACCTTAGAGAACCGCAGAGACATGGCATACGCTATCCAAACAGAGTCTCAGCAGATGGTATTGGATCTAATTCGAAAAGCGGTTAAGATGAGTGGACAAAAGAATGTTGTTCTCTCTGGTGGATACGCTTTGAATTGTGTTGCTAACTATTGGTATCTCGAACAACTTAAGGATGAAGGTATTAACCTATTTGTAGAACCAGTTAGTAATGACGCTGGAACTGCAATTGGTGCAGCTCTTCTTCAATATCATAGGGTTACTAATGATGATATAGTAAAACCTGTAATCAAAAACCTCTACACTGGACCAGTTCACAATTATACTGTTGATGAAATAGTAGAAATTGCAGATAAGTACGGAGCAGATAGAGTATTTGAGGCAACCGATGATGATGTAGTTGAGTTGATTACCAACAAAAACATTGTTGCAATGTTCCAAGGCAGATCTGAGGCTGGTCCTCGTGCATTAGGTAATCGTTCGATCCTGTATGATCCCCGCGATCCAGACGGAAAAGATCATGTAAATACGATTAAGAGACGTGAATACTTCAGACCTTTTGCTGGTTCTATCCTAAAAGAACATGTCCACGAATGGTTTGATCTCCGTGGTATGGATGAAACTCCATTCATGATGTATGCAGTAAGATGTCAGGAAGGTATTGAAGAAAAGATTCCAGCAATCATTCACGTTGATGGAACTTGTAGAATTCAAACTGTTACGGAAGAACAGAATAAGTATTATCACAGACTGATCAGTAACTTCCATGAGAAGACTGGTTGTCCAATCATCTTTAATACTTCCTTCAATTTAGGTGGAGAACCTCTGGTAGAAGATCTTGATGATGCTTGCAGAACTCTTGCGAACAGTCTAATTGAGTATGTCTATCTACCCGAATATGGATTAATGATCGAGATCAAGAACTGATATGTATGAGGTAAAAAATATTACTGTTGTAGGTGGCGGCACAGCTGGATGGCTTACCGCCACTTATTTCGCAAGAAAACATCCTGGTGCTTTCAATGTAACTATCATTGACAAGAAAGAACCAGAACGAATTGGTGTTGGAGAAGCAACTCTATTATCTTTTCCAAATTATATGAGATCCATGGGATTTCAAGAACATCAATGGATGCATAGAGTAGATGCTACTTTGAAGGGCGGTATTCTTTTTCCTGGTTGGGGTAAAAAAGACAAGACTGTTTGGCATCCATTTGGATTTACCGATTGTGCTAGTAGGGTTCCCCTCTACGATGTTTGGACAAATCACCGAGAACATAGTATTTTAGAAATCCAACCACTTTATAAAACTGCCATTCAAAATAAAATTGAATTGGAATATCTCCATGATACTTATGCAAATCACATTGATTGTGGATTATTGGTTAAGTATCTTATAGAAGAGACCAAAGATCAACTCGATTATATTAAAGAAAATATCGACGACGTAATATGGGATGGAGAAAATGTACATTCCATTATCACCGAAAGCGGAAGAGTAATTACTTCGGACATCTTCATTGATTGTTCTGGTTTTAATAGAGTACTTGGCAAACACCATAAAAGAATAGATCTAGATGATAGATTGTTTGTCAATACCGCAGTTGCTGGAAGAGTAAAATATAAAGATAAAGATAAAGAGATGCTTCCATTTACTAAGTGTGAAGCTGTAGAAGACGGATGGATTTGGACAATCCCAACTAGATCCAGAATGGGAACGGGTTTAGTATTCAATAGAAATATCACAGATCCCGAGGATGCAAAGAGTGCCTTTGTTAAGTATTGGGACAATAGAATTGATAGGAATGATCTAAAAGTTATCAATTGGGATCCATATCATAGCGAAAGTCATTGGATTGGAAATGTAGTTTTTTGTGGACTGAGTGCTGGATTTATTGAACCTCTAGAAAGCACAGGTCTAGCACTGATGATTAGGTGTGGTGAACAATTAATGACAGCACTATCGGGAAGATTTTATTATGACCACGATAGGGATATGTTCAATGCTAATATGAAAGCATGTTTTGAAACTGCCGTTGATTATGTGAATATGCACTATTCATATTGTGAGAGGGAAGAACCTTTCTGGCAGTATGTTAGAAAGAATCATAAGAAATCTAAGATGCAACTATATCAGGAAGAATTACTTACTAACCCCAAAAACTCAACTTCTAGATTACAAAAATTAGGATTCTTTGGTGGAGACAATTGGGCTGCTTGGTTATCCCAGATTGTTCCTAATATTCCACCAAAGACATGGTATTCATATATGAAAAATACAGTAGATGACAGATTTAAAGTGTATCTTGATATGCTACACCAATCTATGTTAGAATCATGCCCACATGAGACTATACTCAATCATATAGATAGCGTCGGACCAAGAAACCAAAATTGTACTAATATACTATGAAGACCGTATTTGTTAATGGAACCTTTGATATTCTCCATCCAGGACATATTGAACTATTCAAGGTAGCAAGATCTCTTGGTGATCGTGTCATTGTAGCAACAGACACCGATGAAAAGATTAGGGCGGATAAGGGAGACAATAAACCAGTAAATGATCTATGTTATAGAGTTGCAATGTTAGAGGCAATAAAGTACATAGATACTGTGGTATATTTTTCATCTAAAGATCAACTGGCAAGTCTAATAAAGCTTTATAGTCCAGATATCCTACTCTTGGGTGATGAT